TACAAATAGTAATTACGTATTTGTTGCAAATGAAACTGGAACTCCAGAAGGTGTAACTATTTCTGATATTGCAAGTAATTCACAATATCAACTTGCTAAAGTACCAGTTGGAACTCTATTCCCATCTGTATATACAGGAGTTGCAGCAGTTACAATAACAGATACAACAGCATACGGTAAGATTGCTAAGATTACACAGTTTGGTACTCGTGCTGTTCTACACTTAGAAGGCACAAGTGGAACATTCCAGAAGAACTCACAAATTATTGGAGACAATAGTTTCAAAGGTGCTTGTTCATCTGCTAGATCTTTAAGAGGTAGAGTACGTAGATTCTTTAGAGGATTTGATGGCATACAAAAGGCATTTAAACTAACTCAAGGAAACGGTACACAATACTTCCCAGATCCCGCAGGACATATGATGATCTTTGTGAATGGTATCTTACAACCACCTGGTGCTGACTACGCATTCACAGCATTCTCAGATAATATACAGTTTACTGAAGCACCTGCTATAGGATCAACTTTCCACGGTGTATATAAAGGTAAGTTAAGACAATTAGATGATATATCATTCGACTTTGATTCATTACGTAACTCATTCAACTTGAAGTTAAATGGAGTGTTCTACTCATTGACTCTAACTGATGGTGTACAGTCAAATACAATCTTACCTGAGAACAATATTATTTGTCAGTTAAATGGTGTTATACAGGAACCTGGAATTGGTTTTGAAATTGTTGGTTCTAGAATTATATTCTCTGAAGTTCCTCGTGCAGGTTCAACCTTCGTTGCATTCTCTTATGTTGGTTCTAGAATTATCTTCTCTGAAGTTCCTCGTGCAGGTTCAACCTTCGTTGCATTCTCTTATGTTGGTTCTGATGTTGACGTTATTGCAGCAACAGTTGTACCACCTATTGAAGCAGGTGACGAACTTATCATTGATGGTGAGGAAGAAACAAGAACAGTTGCTCTTATTGAATCATCTAACTCTCTAATTACATTTGAGTATGGTGGAGCAGTTAAAGGACGTAACGCTTCTGCACTTGCTGAAATTGAAAAAGGACGTATTACTAATGCAGTATTAACAAACTCTGGTGATGGTTATAATACAAGACCACAAGTTGATGTTATATCTTCAACAGGATTTGGTGGACGTATTAAGGCACTTGTTGGTGTAGCAAGAATTGATGTTAAGAACGCAGGTCAAGGATATTCATTACCTTCTATTATTGCAAATACAACTGTTGCAGATGATTTCTTAGGACCTACAGGACCTGCATTGAATGGTGGTATTGATATTTACGATCCTAACTTCATACCTGTAACAGGTGGTACTGGAGTCATAGAGAACTTTATAACAATAACTGAATCACCTAGAAATATTACTGTTAACCAAGGTCAGACTGCTACATTCCAAGTTGCAGCAAAAGTAACAATATCTAATGTTGTTGCTTATCAAATTACTGTTGCTGATAAGTCTGTTGCTCATCCTTACTATGGTCAAGGATCTGGAAAGGGTTATAACTTTACTGGTGGTCAATTCAATTCAAATACTGAAGCACCAACACTTGTATTTGTTCGTGGAGCAACATATCAGTTTAATCAGAACGATGTTACCAATTCTACTCACGCACTTTACTTTAGTGAAGATGCTACTGCTTATGGTGGTAATAGTAGATATGAGACTGGTGTTGTATATCGTCTTAATGGTAATCAAGTTGCAGACTACGCGACATATGTTGCAGGATTTAATGCTGCTACAACACGTAGTGTTAGTATTACAGTCGCTGCTGATGCTCCTGCTACTCTTAATTACGTATGTGGCAATCATCAGTATATGGGTTCAGCAATTAATGTTAATAACGGAACTCTTTCATATCAGTGGCAGAAGAAAGATTATGGAACATCAAGTTGGAACAATATCACTGGAGCAATTAGTTCTACATATACAACTGCTGCTACTACACAGGCAGATACAAATGATGAATATCGTGTTGGTATCACATCTAATGGTGCGATCCCTGTTCTATCAACTGCTGCTGTTCTTACCGTTAATATCGGTGCAACAACACTCAGTTCCTTCACACCTACTCAAATCTTTGACGACGACTAAATACTCCTATGGCAGCAAATGGATCCTATAATAGTAGCAATAATGTCCTAACAGTAACTGGCGATGGTTTGCCAACTCCAGTGAACTCAGGAACTTTTCCTAATGCTAACAACTCAAACACAATCACATCATATGCTTTCAACCACAACTTTGTTTACAGAGGTGGATCAAACACGTCTGATTCTGGGATTGTCGGTTTGGGTGCTATTGGTATTGCTGCAAACGGTGTCATCTTCTTTAATCCTAGTGCAGGAACTGATGGGTCGCCCCCGTCAGGATTTTCCTACGTGGCAGCGGGTATTGGTTCTGCTGTTAATTATGGAGAAGATAGTTGTGGTGGGTATCCTGAGTCAAGTGGTCAGTACCGTTATAACGACAGCGACTTTATAGATTGTTGGAATGCCAATCAAGTGATGGCAGGATATAATGATTACTATGGTTCATCTCAATATAATGGTGATAATATTAGACACCCTGATGGTCATTCTAAAATAATAGGTTATAGTTTTGATGGTTATCCTGTGTATGGTCCTTACGGATATACTGATGCTAATGATAACACTACACCTGTAATCAGAATGTCTTCTGGATGGACAGTGAGAGTCCAAGAAGCACCTGGAAGACCTGTATATGATACAACATACCCCGCAGGTGTGTTTATGGAAGATTATGAATTTACTGGCGGAACAGGTAAGTTAGACACACATAATGGTAGACATTGTGTAACACCTGAGTATCCTAGTGGTACTTTTGCATACTTTCTTACTGAAGATAATTCTGGAAATCCAGTATTCCCTTTTATGATGGGTTTGACCTCGAAAGAGGCAATGGTAGTACCTGCCAATGACGGTTTTACACAAACTGCACCACCTACTGATGATGGTGGCGATACTCCTGATCAACCCCCTACTCTTGTAATTACAAATCAACCAACAAACGCTACTGTTCAAAGTGGAAATCTTCAACAGTTTAGTTTGTTAGCAGAAATACAACCACAAAATGATACTATTGCGTATCAGTGGCAAGTATCAACAGATGGTGGATTTGCTTGGTCTAACTTAACTGGTAATACATCAGCAACACTGAATATAAATGCTCAACCATTTATGACAGGTTATCGTTATAGATGTGTATTGACTGGTCCAGTTGGTGCATCTACTCAAGCACAAAACTCACCTTTAATAAGTAATTTAGCGATCCTTACTGTAACAGGTACTGGAACGTCTATAGACTATGCCAGTATCCTCAAATTTGACAGTGGTATTGGAAAATACGATATGACTCCAGTTAATTTTGACAGGGATAATAACAACCCTGATTTTACTATACAGAACTTCACACTGGATAATTCGACAACTTCCTTCGATATGACATAAATAAAACTGTAGAAAAAACCCCCTACTATGGCTAAGCAGAATGTAAACGTCGGTGTATCGGCAAATGATGGTACAGGAGATACCCTCAGAGACGGTGCTATAAAACTTAATAACGTAATTAACGAGTTATACACCCAACTTGGTGATAATACTAATTTACAAGTTAGTATTGGATCACCATCAACAAACCAAGTCCTTAAATGGAATGGAACAGTATTTACAGAAGGAGATCTGGCATCATCTAATTTGACTGATGTTGACTTGACTGGTATCGGTAATGGTCAAGTATTAAAATGGAATACAGCAAACTCAAGATTCCAACCTGGTGATGATTTACAAGGTAGTGGTGGCGGTGGGGGCAGTGCCATTACTAACTTGACTAACAATGGTTCTAATAACGTTGTTATCTCAACTCATTTTCTACCAAACACCGACAACACATATGACTTAGGTAGTAACTCACTTAAGTTTAGGGATTTATATCTATCCAGTTCTACTATTTGGATGGATGATACAGGTATTTCTATAGGATCTGATCAAGAAATTACTCGTAGAAAGAGAAAGGCACACACTGTTCATAGTATAGACACAGGTGCTACTCGTACTATCACATCTAAATTAGCGTCAGAAAACTCTACAGAAGAAGAGGGTCTTCGTTTACGTTTTAATACGATGAAAGTAGGAACACCTCTAGAAATTGAGGATGTTAATGGTAATAAAATTGAAGCAACATTCGCATCATTTACTGCTGAAGCAGGTGCTACTCGTGGTACTGTTACAGTTAGTGCTACAGGAACTGCTAACCAAACACAAGAACTAGCAGTATCTGGTGATATTAAGATTTCATCTAAAAATAAATTAATTACTGAACAAGAAGATGGTGCTGTAGATCTTGGTACACAGAAACTAAAGTTTGGTTTTGGTGATATATCATTTGATACTGATGGTATTCTTGAACTTCCTGCTTCAAGTTCTATCCGTTTTGGTACTACAGGTTCTGCTAAAGAACTTAAGTTTGATGGAAACAACAACTTAGATTTACCTACAGGAACAGATATTCGTTTTGGTGGTGATGCTGCAAAGTCTATTAAGTTTGATGGATCTGGTAATTTAGAAGTTCCAGAAAACGCTGAGATAAGATTTGGTAGTGGTGGTACTAAAAAATTATCACTTGATGCAAGTAATAATTTAGAATTGCCAACTGGTGCTGAAATTAAAATTGGTACTAAGAGAATAAAACTTGATACTAATGGTGAACTACAGGTTGCTAATGATGGTACAACTTTTGAAGACGTTGATAGAGGATTCAAACGTCAAGGTTCTAGTGCACCTGCGGGAGCAAGTGTTATTAAAGGATATAATAATGCAACTGTATATAAACCATCTCCAACACTTTTATATTCATTCAGTGCAGTTGGACAAACAAACTATACAGTTAATGGACCTGGATTACCATCAGGAGGATCTACAGATCCTAATATAATTCTTTATCGTGGATTTACATATGATTTTAATAATACTACTGGATCATCTCATCCACTAAGAATACAGTCTACAACTGGACTTTCAGGAACTCCTTATACTACAGGTCTAAGTGGATCACAAACTGCTATGCAGTCATTCACAGTTCCTTTTGATGCACCTACAACTTTATATTATCAATGCACAATCCACTCAGATATGAATGGAACCATAGAAATTAGGTAATGACAAGAACAGTCCCAGGATCAGGAGCAGTTATTGAACCCATTTTTAACAGTACGTTCGGTATCAAGGACGTATTTGTTAATGATGGGGGTACTGGTTATGTGGCAGGGGACCCTCCAGAATTAAAAGTTGGAAATTGTGGAACACCATTAAGAGAAGCAATACTTGAACCTGTAATTACTAATGGTCAAATCGCTGCTGTAAAAGTATTAGATCCAGGTGAAGGATATGATCCTCTCAGGATTAAGATAAACACAAGTGGTAATGGTTATGGTGCTGCTGCAAAAGCAATATTATGGAACGAAGATCAATATGCTCCTGATGGATCATTAACTGCACCCGCAGGTTCTCTTCAATACATTCAGATGTTATCGAATGGAGATCAATATTTTAGTGATGCCACAACTGCTGAAATCAACGGTGGAGGTGGTGCAGGTGCTGAACTTAGACCTGTTACTGGATTAGTAACTGGTTTAGCATTAGAAGATACTGGATCTAATTATGAGAATGGTGATATTAATATTATTGTATCTGGTGGAGGTGGACAAGGTGCTACTGGAGTTGCAGACGTAGATGAATTTGGTATTGTTAAAGCAGTAAATATATCAAATGCAGGTGAATATTTTCAAACTCCTCCTGTTATATTACTCAACGGTGGAGGTGGAGGTGGTGCTAGAGCGATCGCTACTGTAGATTTAGGTTCAATAGTTTCTATTGATGTTTTAGATCCTGGTGGTGGTTTCTCATCAGAACCCTCAGTAATTTTTACTAGAAATACTGATTTAGTAAAAAGGTCTAGAAACAGACAAGCATTTAATTCATTCTTATATAATTTAACTGGTCTTATTAATAATGTAAGTATTTCTGATCAAACAGTATTTGTTGAGACTACTGCACCTTATCCTGGATCAGGAAAAATATTAATTGGAAGTGAAGTTATTAGATATACTGGTAAAACTGCTACATCTTTTATTGGTTGTGACCGTGCTGTTAATTTTAGGTATGATCAAAAAGTAACTGTAGATACTCTTGCTGATGATAATGATGGTGTTAGTCAATATACATTTAATGTAGGTGATCGTGTTATAAGAACATCAGAAAGTTCAAGTAATAAAATTGCTCGTGTATATGACTGGAGACCTGAGATCAATGCACTATATTTGGTATTTGAAG